ATTTCAGGAATAATACCTTTTTTGTCTTTACGAAATACTGCACCATTAGATGCTTTAGCACCATCAGCGTCAGTAACACCAATCAAAGTTTCAGGCGACATATTGTATTGAACAATAAGATTAGGATAAAGCGAGTTTAAGTCAAAAGACATTACCCAATCGTGCATACCAACGTGTGGTTCTTTTACGTAACCACCTGGAAATTGTTGTGATGGATTATCGCCTGAAGGAATAATTGTAATTTTATTTCGTGCTAGACGACGGAAAATAATCGAATCCCATATTGCAGTTGTACCAAGAGTGTCTTGATAATTCACACCACCAAGATACGCCATAGTCAATACCAACGTGATAAGACCAAGCTTATCTTCCATACGTTCGATAAGTTCGACGTCTTTAATGTTGTAATCAACAAACATTTGAAAGTCAGCATCGTACAAATCACGTAATGTACCAACCTCAGAATAATCGAGTTTCTTTTCGCCAAGTACAACACTTGAAATATGATTAAGCGAATATGATTCTTGGTTACCATAAGTATATGCAAACTTTTTAAAGAGCTCCATATAATCTAAGTGTTGAATACCCATGATGTCGAAAGTAATTTGCTGACGACCTTTAATAAAAATTTCTTTACGTTCAATCTTACGCCAAGGTGATAAGTTACGAACCTTTTCTTCACCAAGTAAGAATGCCATACGTGCAATCATATAAGGAATATCAAAGAAACGCGTATTCCAACCTGTAATAATATCAGGTGTATTATCAGGTTCAGACCAAAAGTCAATAAATGATGATAGCATTGAAGCTTCTTCAGTAAATTGACGATATTCGATTTTAAGATGTTTAAGTGACGTAATAGCTTCGTCATAAGGTTTCATACCCCAAACGCGATACGTTTCATCTTTAGAACTTTTATACGCAATCGTAAGAATTTGATTAACAGGATTGTCAACTTCAGGGAAACCATCACCATAAGATGTTTCGATATCTAATGAAGCGACGTCTACCATATCGCGATGATAAACTATTTCATTAGGAAATTGATGTTGAATGAACGCAGGTATGTGACGCGTATTACCATATATAGTAAAATCAGGTACGCCGCGATAAGACTTTTCAAATTCTTTAACTTCAGACATTGAACCGAATTGTAAAGGTTCAACTGGTGTGCCATCAAGAGCTTTCCAATCTGTAACAGCCTTTTTAGATTTGAGATAAAGTGTAGGTTTGTATGCAATACGATGACTAATCTTTTTGCCATCTGCATCATAACCACGATACAATAGTTTGTTACCTAGCCGTTCAACGCTAGTGTAGAATCCTGTTAAAATCATACTATAATTATACCATAGGTTTTATGGTATGTACACTGCTTTTTTTAATTTGTATAACCTATTTTTGTAAAATGAGTATTTGATGTATTCGAATAAACTTTATCTGTTTTCAATTTAGAAAAAGTTAAATGGTCTTTTCCTGCCAATCCAAAGGAAGCTTTTATTGTTCCTCCTGCATCCGTAATAGTAACAATCGCTTCAGCATTATTTTTTTCCACAACATATACATGTGTTGCGTTATCTAGGTCTGTAGCATTTTCAGATCCATTTGCTGTAGTAATTATGCCTAAAGGAAATATATGCATAGTATTACTATTTATACGATTATTACTTTAAAGATATAAGTATATTTTTTCCTTTTTTAGTTTTATCGAATTCGCCGTAATATTTGTCAATTTTCTTTAAAACGGCTTTATTTACGGGATCGACTTGAATGCTATTTAATTTAGACGAATCTAAAACAAACTTTTTTTCGTAAGGATAAATTAAATCTAAAACACCCAATCCTTTAATCGTATTACCATCATCGTCTCTTACGATGGTTTGGTCCATAACAAAAGTAGAACCTTTAATTAAACGAGTAATACGGAAACGTTTTTCGCCTGTTTTTTTATCAACTACAACACGTGTATTTTTATCAACAGGATTGCCAAAAGTATCTGTTCCATTTGGATCGATCTTCCAACCACGCGTAGCAATAACTTTTTCAAACCCTTTCCAATATGTTTGTATGTTATTTTCTATTAAGTATTGCTTAAACGTTTGCATATATCTATTTATAAGTTGCCCCGCTTCAGGCAACAACTAAAACCATGAAGCGGGGACTTATTATGCTTAACTCAGTATTATTCAGAAAGGAACTCTTTCTTAGAAGTCCCAATCACGAAAGTCTTGGGTTTTTGTTCTTCTGGTATATTCTTTTCGAGATAAATGGATAGAATACCATTCACAAGAGAAACACTTTCAACTTCCACATATTCGCCAAGTGTAAATGTTTTTTTGAATTTGCGGGTTGCAATACCTCTATGAATATATTCAGCACCATTATCCTCATCAACATCCTTTGATGCAATTGTTAGAACATTTTTTTCTTGTTCAACGGATAAGTTTTCTTCGCTGAATCCGGCAACAGCAATTGATATTTCAAATCTATCTTCGCTGTGTTTTACAACATTATGAGGTGGATAACCTTGTTGTTGTGTATTAAGTTTTTCGAGTCTATCAAACATAGAATCGAAACCAATAGTCCAGGATTGGCCTGGCCATGTATATGTATTTGTCATTTTTTTTCCTCCTTTAGGCAGGTTTAAGCGATACCCTCGTTGTGAGCGATATCTATAGATTTATTTATACTTTTTTTCAGCAAAAATCACACAACTACTTAAAACATTTTTTGGCTTATCTAAATCTTTACCATTATTAATAGAATAAGGAATAGTTGACTTTTTATCAGCTGTGTAACTACCATCTTTATTAACTACTCTATTTTTAAAATCTTCACACATTTTTTCTAAAGCAACTATTTGTCTTAAACTTCTTTCTGATTCTGGTAGCGCTTGTATTCCTTTTAGCCAATGATCAGTAATAAGTTGATTATCGTAAATTGCTGGAGAAGATATAGTTTCAAATCTTACATTAAAGCCTATACTATTAAAAAGACTTTTATAATAGTCTTTTGTTCTAATATATAAATCCCATTCGTTAATTTTTATGCAATTGCGATCATGCGAAAACCAATCAACTAATAAAAACTTATTAGTGTTTTTAGATAAATTTGTTATTGCTGTATCTGAAAGATGCGAAACTGATTCAGAAAAATATATTAAGTCATAATAATTATTAGTTGTAAATTTATTTGCGTCATACACCGTTGCGATAAAGTTAGGATCGTTGAATGAATTAATAAATTCTACCTGCGATTCAACATTTGTAATACCATCAATTTTAATATTAGAATAATTAGAAAGTATTTTTCTTTCTATTCCTCCCCAACCACAACCAACAGATAAAGCAGTTGATACATTTTCAAAGTGTATTAAGTTATCAGCTAACCATCTAGTAACTGAATATATCATTTCATCGCCTAATATCGTTTTCCACGTATCAAGTGATGGGTCTCCGTAGAAACCTTTAGACTTATAAGGATTAAACACTACTATTTCTTATGACGCTTTGCAAATGCTTCAGCCCATTTAGCTTGGCCGACAGGATGTGATCTGTCCCAACAATTATTAGCGTAATCCCAACCTTCAATAACTTCTTTTGCAGTTTCTTCTACAACTTCTTCTTTTAAATCAACAAGTGTAGGTTTTTGTTCTGCTTCAAGTGCATCTTGTAGTTGTTCAACTAACTTATCTTTTTTGAGTCTACGATCAAGTTCAATGCCTTTATCACGTCCAATAGCTTCTAAAGCTTTTTTAGATAATTTTTTTAAGTTTAACATTATTTTTTTACGTTTCCTATTGAGTATTTTGATTCAAGGTTCCACTCGTTTTTATCACGATGTGAAATAATTTTTATTTGTCTTAGTGAGGTTTTTATCTCAGTTTGTAGTTCATCAACAATTGTGAGTAATCCCCAATCAGATAAAAGTGTTGCGATAGTATTTCTTCGGCCTATATCATCTTCAGTAAAATTTGAAGGCTTACCATCAAGCATAAAAAGTTCTTTAAAGTGAACTATAAAGTATCTTCCTTGTTTATGAAGTATATGACAACTTTGAAATAAAGTGTTATGTTCTTTTTTCGAAGCTACTCCGATACGAGTCAATGTTTCCTTTATTTTAAGGAAATCGTCAGGTTCATTCAATATTACCTCCAACATATTTGAAGGAGTCCATTCAATTGGTGTTTGTGTTTGCATAATTTATTCCATTGTAAAGAATTATTTATACAAATTAGAGTTTACGCTTTATACTTCTTTTTTAAATGATTCATACCAATACTTGCCAGAATCACGTAAAGTTTGGTTAGAAGATCTAATAAATTCAAGTTGTGCATTAATTTGTTTACTAATTTCATAGAAAAAGTCTTCATCTTTTTCTGCAATAAGAGGTTTAAGCTCTTCGTCAAGTACACTTTGAATATGATCGATATACTTACAAGTAGGACCAACGAATGTTGGCGCCTTTTCTTTATACTTATTAATCTTATCCTGTCTCGTTAATTTGGCTGGCATAATAAAGTATTTATACTTTGCCACCCTTTTGTGTAATTTTATGTAATTCTTTTAGCTGTTCTTTTGTTAAAATCTTGTAAACAGATTCAGCTTTTTCTTGTGAATAATTATAAAGTTGTTTAATGATATTAATATCTTCAGATGTTTTTGCCTTTTTACCCCATTTAGAAAAACGTTTTTTAGGCGTAACAATATTACGATAAAAGTCATACTGCATCCGAGGTGGTAAGTTGTTTTTGATATTCATTTCATTCGCAAAAAGCGCGGTATCTTTGAAATAAGATAAACCACGATTAATAATAAAAGGAACATACTGTTTATCCGGCGCATCAGGATTAATTGTTTCAAGTGAATCGTCAGCAGTACAATCTTCGAGAAGATGTTTACCTTTTCTACCTTGATTGATAGAGTTTATAAATGTGAATGGTGTTAATTTGTCGGCCATAGTTTTTCAAAATAATAATGTACAATTGTCATAACGAACGAAAGGAAAATACCAAATAGTGTAACGTGCCAATCGCCAAACCAAATCCTTGCCATGATTGTGCACAATACAATCGATAAGATTCGCCAAGCAATTACTTTTGTAGTTACTTCCATTCTGATGACGCCATGATTTCAGTCAAACACGCGACTGTATTTAATTCTTTATCAGCAACAAACGCTGCCTTATATTGATAATCGGCTAAGACTAAAATGATTGCAGGAATTGAATGAGGTTGCGCGTAGTCATATAACGTGTCGTAAATTCTACGGAAGATAACAGATGAATCTATATCAGTGTTATTTGTAACCCAAGCGCGCATGTTTTTAAAGTCTTTGTCTTTAAGGAAACCTACTAGTGCTGAAATGTTTTGATCTGATAGACCAATTAAAATATCAGATGTAATTTCACCTGATGAAGAATAGCGTTGACATTCGTTAATCACGCGACGCCAGTCTGGCGCATAACGCATAATTAATTCTGCTAAAATCTTATTGTTATAATCAACTTCTTCTGACTTTAATATAGTTTGCAATCTTTTCATAAATTGCGCAGCAAGTTCAGCAAGTTGTTTTTTAGTCGTATTAAATTCAATTACTGAACAACGCGAATGAAGAGGTTCAATAATACGATTCTTAAAATTACAAGTAAGAATAAATCTGCAATTAGAACTAAACTCTTCAATAAAACCACGTAACGCTGGTTGTGTTGATTGCGCATTTAAGTAATCAGCTTCGTCTAAAATAACAACTTTATATTTGCCACCATTTAGCGAAACGGTAGATGCAAACTGTTTAATAGTAGAACGAAGAGTATCAATATTACCTGATTCAGAAGCATTGATAAGTAAATAATCTAAGTCAAGTTCATTACACAGTGCACGCGCAACTGTGGTTTTACCTAACCCTGCAGAACCAGTAAGAAGCATGTTATGCATTTCACCTGAGTCTACGATTTGCTGAAAAGTTTTTTTCAGACTTTGTGGAAGAATACAATCTTCAATAGTTTGTGGACGATACTTTTCGACCCATAAGAACTCGTTTTGTTTT